TGATAACTCGTCCCAAGCTACCACTGACCATGTACCAGCACCCAAGCACTTTGCTAAGGTGCTCTATATGCGTCAAGGTGGAGATAAACACCAATGGGTTTGCTTAAACGCTCTCTGGAACCATGAGAGTCACTGGAACTTTAAAGCTCACAACTCCAGTGGGGCTCATGGCATACCGCAGGCTTTACCCGCTACCAAGATGGCTCAATTTGGTAGAGATTATAGAACAAACTATCAGACACAGATACGCTGGGGCTTGCTTTATATCAAACTTCACTGGGATAATAATGCTTGCAATGCCCTCAAACACGATAGGAGACATAATTGGTACTAGAAGATGATCAACTGCCAGACGTGCTATTTCACGTACTGGCAAAAGATAAAGAAAAGATCCTGCCCTGCTGGCTTAAACAGAACTTAGATAAGCTCGACTACCCACGCAACAAGGTGCATGTCTATATGCGCACCAATAACAACAACGATAAGACCGCCAGTATCCTACAGAACTGGGTCTATGCTCAGAATGAATTATTCCATGAGGAACAAGAACGCCAGTGGGGTGGCGAGCCTTGGAAATATGATTGGCTAGACATAGAACTAGACGATAATGATGTGCCAGAGCCAGTACAGAACTTTGGTGTGCATGAATGGAACGCTATGCGCTTTGATGTATTAGGTGCACTACGCCAGGAAGGCATAGAAAAGGCTAAGGAACTGGGCTATCACTACTTTGTAGTGGATGTAGACAACTTCTTACTGCCAGAGACGCTACGCACTCTAGTGTCAGCTTCACGTCCTGTTATCTCACCACTATTGCGTTATGCAGTGGCAGAAGGTGAAGAAAACCACGCTGGGTACAGCAATTATCACCACCCAGTAACAGACAATGGCTACTTTATGAACAGTGACGAGTACTTCAGCCTGCTCAATGGCTTAATACGTGGCATATTTCCTATAGATCTGGTGCACTGCACCTATCTCATACACCCAAAGGCCTTGCCGTTCACCAACTACTTTGATGGCACTCAGGACTATGAGTACGTTAGAGTCAGCCGTAACTGGCGCAAGAATGATATATTGCAGTACTTGGACAACCGCAAGATCTATGGCTATCTCACACTGCATGAGAACCTAGACGCTATTAAGCACTGGATGGGAACACTTAAATGAAATTTGATTTTTTTGGTGGAGAATGGTTTGGAGCATGCGGGGCATGTGGCACTGAACTATTCGCGCCTAGCAAGAGCGAGTATCAAATGCTATATTCAAGACACACACACTCAAAAGAATGTTTAGGTGGCTACTAATGAAAATACGCTTTGGAACTAACAGCAACTCATACGAGCTGGGTATTTACATGACCAACTGGGATTACCCAATAGGGTACAAATGGGAAATAGGTATTTATCTATTCAAGTGGATAGTAGGAATTGAGTTATACCGATGAAAGCCAAGCCTAGCGAGATAAAGAAGATGGCTGCCCTACTTGATGAAGAAGCAGAGTCAAGCGAGGATATGGCTAAGAAGGTCTGGGAATTGGTAGAGGAACTAACTGCCAAGCGCGATCAGTACATGGCCGTAGCGGTCTACCCAAGCCTTAAAACAGCCATTGCAGTTGGTCCTTACAACACGCTTAATCAGCTACAAAAAGATTATGCTAAGCATGTTGCACAAGTAGACGATAGTTATGGTATTATTGCAACTGTACGCGATCCTTCCGCGCAATAGTGTCGTTGCTCACGACACGCCAATGCCCCTGTGTCCTATCCACGGGGGCTTTGTGCTATATTAATTCTGTTGGCAACAGTCAACAAGGCTAGGGTTAGCATAAAGGTACGCAAAAAGAAAGCCCCACCCGTGGAAAGGTGGGGTTTTTTATTTATCTCTTTGGGTTATCAGTTGTATAAAACCCAGAGCCATTAAATTTTACTGGCGGTGAGCCAAAGATCCTACGCATATTCATGCCACAACAAATAGGATCTGGACCTTCTTCAAACATAGATCGTTCAACAGTATTTTCCATGTTGCATATTTGGCAACGATAATCATAATGAGCCACTAATCTTCTACCCTTTTCTTCCTTACCCAAGGATCTTCTCCGCCTAACTGTTTAATAAGCCTGCGTAAAGCAGCCTTAACCTTGCGCTCTGCTGATGACTTGGATATTACCAGACTTTCAGCAATCTGGTCATAAGTCATAGCTTCTACATATTTCATATGGAGCAATAGTTGATCGTCAGGTTCTAGTTTATTCTTAGCCTTACGCACATCAAATAGTGAGATGATATAGTTACCACCCTCAGCAGGGTTGCCACCACCACTTACCTTCTCGCCAGTCGGGTTGGTGGTAGGCACAGTGTCTTTCCAGACAAACGGGAGCAGTTGCTCTAATACTTCAGCGTTGTAGAATATCTCATCTCTTACTTCATAGCCTGCCGCTTGCGCTTTAGCTCTGCGACAATACTTATCTGCATGGCGTTGAAGAGTTTTAGCCAACATCCTAATACCAACACGATAATCTTCAGTATCTTTATCATGCTCAAGCCATTCCTTGACCTTTGTCTCGCGCCGTAAGACCCAGACAATAAGTTCATTCCTAACATCGCTTGCATCAAAGTAAGTTGTGTATTTTCGGTGGACTTGCCTTGCAACCGTGTGTGCAACTTCTTGCGCTTCATCTAACCAAGTCAATCTAATTCCTCTGGATCGTGGAGAAGACTTTGCGGTACTGCATAGCACGGCACTGGCATGTTTGTATCCCAGAACTGATCCTGTATGCCTTCCCAGCCCCAGAGCCAGCCTACGATATTAGCCTTGTAATGCCCATCTACTGTCACAAAAAAGTATCTGCGGTTCTTATTATCATCTGACTGGAACAAGAGCTTGCCATAAGAATAGGCAGTTGAACGCACTTCAAACTCGCCCACATCTCCACTCTTGCGATCAGCAAAGAGAGTAATTGGGTATTTATCTTTCCACCTGGCTACTGCTATCTCAGCAATTACGCCATTAATCTCACGAGCAATATTTTCTGGCCATGTCTTACTTACCTTAGACGAATCGTTACCCATATCACGGTTGAAGTTGTAACGCTCTACTGCTTCAATCGTTGCATAGGTTACATCAGCAATAGTAAGTTTTACTTCTACCAGCGCCATACCCGACCATCCACAGTGAATGAGTTATTCACAATAGGAACAAGTTGTGGCATAACAGTCTGTCCATCTACATGAAGCAAACCAAATCCTTTATTCCATGTGAATAAACCTGCTTTAATGTAACGAGCATGCTTATAGTCCATCAAGTTACCAACTTCCATACCCCACACAGTACGAGTCTTACCAGACCAGCCAGTGGTGTAATGAGTTAGACCCATGCGGTGAGTATGACCACACACAATAGACATTCCGCTGCGCTTAGCAAGACCAAGAGCAGTAGCACCAGCAGTTGGTTGCACGTTACTCTCATAACCATGTACAAGAAGCCAATTAGGTGCAAGTTCAAACGGTTCTTTATGATAGGTTATGCCAAGCTGGGGTAGTCTTAAAAAGTTTTCTAATTCAAGTTCAGGCAATCCTAGTAATCCTGGAGCCTTATTATTAATCTTATTGTACAAACGATCTGAGTGATTACTGCGGGAAATATGACGTACTTGCAACTTCTTAAGTATCTCTACTGTAATGTCGCGGTGCTTGCCAAGATCATATTTCCACTCTCCGCCACGTCCTTCTTCCCAACGTGAGATTTGCGGTAGATCAATTTCATCGCCAACAGATACTACATTGTCTGGCTTGTACCACTTGATGAACTTAGCAATAGCATCTACTGCCTTCTCATCATGGTAAGGTGCTTGTAAGTCTGATATTACTACAGTACTTTTCACTCTTTAGGCCACGCCCCGTCCAGCACCATTAAAGCAATAGCGCTATAGTTTAATAGATCTAGGAAACTATCTCTAAGAGATTCATTTTCTGGGGTTGCATCATTTTCGATAAGGTTATTGATCCTTGCGAGCTTGTCCCACATGCGCACACGTAGACCGTTAAGTGCACCGCCAGGTGCTTGTGAGATGTTTTTTGGTCCGTAGTCAGCGTGTTTTTTGAGTAGTAGGTTACCTGCCCCGTCAAACACTTCCCACATGGAAACAATAAAGTTGTCTGATTCACTCGTCACTTGTACTCTCTCGATCATTGGGCCTACCCTTCGGTATATCGCGCTGTCCTTTGTACACATAATTCTTAGTCTTAGGATCTATATCATAACAGACAAATGACGTATGTGTGTCGAAATACTCATATGGTACTTCAATTGTGTCTAGCACCCAGAACGCTAGCGATACGCGTCCACCATCATAAGGTCCACCTATGAATGTTGGATCGTATCCGCGGGTCATTTGCTTTCCTGAATTAAAGATACAGTGATCTTGCCACCTGTATAAGCATCGTATTTACTAGCGATTTGTAAGGCTTTTGTGACTATTTTACGGGCTTTTGCAGGATCATCTACCAAGCCACCAGCAAGAGCTGTCATAGCGCCAAGAGCAAACTTCTCACCACTGCCAGCCACATACATGTTGTCTACGCTACGCTCCCATGAGTAGTCCTCATTGATGCAATAGACCTTGCCCTTAACTACTACGATAATAATGTTGTCATGCTCAACGGCTGCTTCAGCCTTGCTAAACTCATAACCCGCTTCCATGAAGGACTTGCGAATGGATGGGATAAGTTGACGAGTAACGTATTTATCTATGTCCTTGCCGCTAACCTGCGGTGGCACATAATCATGTTCAAGGATATTAATGCCACGCAC